ATCTTCGGCAGATGGGCCAGACGGATTTCCTTATTGCGATATTGGTGGATCAAATAGGCGTGTTAACGAAAACGCATCGTTGAAAAAAATGGTTATGGGGATGCGTGTAAAGTCAGATCAGTCTACATGTGCAGTAAGTAACGGGCGTATATCCAGCGAAACAAAAACCACATGGGAATATATCCGGAGTACAGCAACCATTCGCATTGGTGGACAAACTACAGCAGGATTACGCCATTTATTTGGGCATGTGAGGAATTTTCGTCTCTGGCATAAAGAGCTAACAGATGCGCAGCTTGGGGAGGTTGTGGAGTGAGAGATTTCACGTTGCGTTTCAGTGATAAAGCAGATTTCAGGGCATTTCTCAGGAAACTTAACTGGGAAGAGGACGAAGAGCTGCAGAATGCCGTTCTGGTTGATGAGATTGGTTTTACGTTCAGTGAGTCAGGTGTTTCTGCTGACGGGGAGCCTGAATACACGCGAGACGAAGGGTACTTTGTTAATATTCGTCTTCTTGACGATGGCTTTGATGAATCCGTGTTCCGTGAGTGGGTGGTTACACCAGAGCGCCCGCTCAGGGAGTGGTTTTAAGGGGAGCAGATGGATATCACGCCGATACTTCATGCAATTTGTGCTGTGGCGGTACAGGGGCTGGTTGGGTGCATTACCGGTGACTGGGCTTATGGTGCAGCCATTGCCTGTACGTTTTTTGTTGCCCGCGAATATACCCAGGCAGAATATCGCTGGATTAAGCGTTTTGGTGATGGTCACCGACATAAGATGCCGTGGTGGGGCGGTTTTGATCCGCACGCGTGGGATGTGGCAAGCCTGATGGATTTTGTGGTGCCGGTGGTGGCCTGTGCGGGATTGTATGGCTGTATGCTGATTTTTAGCTGAAAAAAAGGGAGCGCTCAGGCTCCCCAATCGGAAGAAATCGCTTGAAACGACAAGCTTGTTGTTACGCCCTCTAAGAATGTTATATAAAACATGCCATTGCCGTGATTATGATCGCGTTTATAAAGAGGGGGTAGCCCATATTTTGCACGAGCGCGGTTGCATGCTTCATTCACGATGCCGTGTTCTCCGGACATCGGAAATTCTCTGCAGGTGGATGAGCGATGTTCATAAATGCTGCAGTAGGCATTGACTCCCGGTTGGCCGATCAGGGCCACACAGCGAGGATTTTTCTGGTTAGTGCCCTGCATGCATTGATGGTAGGGAGAGATTTGTTCTGTCATCGTTACGGGGATGGTGCCGCCAGCATCATCTGTTTCAACCCAGTAAAAAGAGACGCGGAAAAATGCACAACAGGCACCACACGTCATACATGGATTAGGATTGTTCATACTTTTATTGCTTTAGCATCAATGAGTTATTATTACAGATGTAACTGCAGAATTATGAATGGCATTCTGATATTTCTTTTATCATTTTGTTTACTTTTTATTTACTTTTGTAACTTGAAAAAGTGCTGTCTATGGTCAATTAATTATAATGCAATCTATGAATTGCAATCCCATAATTACTTTTAATGGTGACTACTATGACTAAATGTTCAAACCTTAGACAGCAGATTATGGATGATGTACAAAGAAGATATGGAGAATATCTTGATAAGGATAAAGTATCTTGTATTACAAGCAAGATAGCTGCGGCAGAAAATAAATACCCAGCAAAAACTACATTAGCTAGTGCAATATTTTATATAAAAGTAGACACTCAGATCACCAGTGAAGGTGGAAAACATTTTTCGGGAAATGCAGGAGGATTATCATCTCCAGGTGGTGGTGTGCTGTTTGGTGACTTATATACAGATGATTTGGATGATCTGTATACAAATACGGTTAGCTTCCAGATAACAATGACCCCTGTATTTTGTAGTGTATTGTTTTTTGATTCTGCATCAAATCTTTTGGGGCATTTCGAGGGAGGTGGTGTGTCAACAGTATCGGGTGTTGCAGGTGGCACAGGCTCGTGGTCCTGA